CACAGATAAATGAGAACATTCCTACAACAGAGAACACTACAGAAACAGTTTGCCTCAACCAGAATAAGTACTAGTCTAGTATTATCAACGGTGATCTATCTTATAATGAAGTTCAGTTCACAACCAACAAACGAATTGCTAACTAAAATAAATCTTCACAAGGTATGTGATTCTAGATTCACATTCTCAACTTTGATGCCTAATGAGTTAGAATATGATTTGGAGATAAAGTCTAACGGAAATTATTTGCTCAAAGAAAAATTTGATTTTGATTTGGCAACCAGCTATAGCAAGACATCTAAATCTAGAGAGTTCATCATGACTTCAAAAGACATTGAGCATTTTCCTCATAACATGATTTCCTCTTATTTCTGTCATGTTCTTGATAATGATGAGAGTTTGGGAAATGTATTTGGAAAGTCTGGAGACCCCAACTATGATAAACCCACCCCTGATTTTTCAATGGTTGAAAATGATCAGAGATCAATACTTGAGTTTACAACTAGGAGAGATCCTGGGTCTTGTGAAGTTGCTTTTTCTAGGAAAATATCAACATATTCTGATGTCTCAAATTTCTGGGGAGCTACTTTACTTATTTTGGTTGTGTCTTCTGACAGAATTTATTCAAATTTTGATGTGACTGAGGATATGTGCAACAAATTAGTTTCAAGGTACAATTTTGGAAAACAGGTTCAGGACAAAGCAAAAACATTAGGATGGTCAAGAGAATTGTCTGAAGAGAAAATGGACAGGAATGAGAAGATCATGGAATCAATGTCTAACTTGGACTGGATTGTTGTAGATGACCCTTTATCTGTAGGACCTGATGATTTCAAGAAGATACTCACATCCGAATCTGATAACAGATACATTATGGATTTGCTCTCAGAGTCTAAACAAAATAATGACAAGAAGATGTCAGGTGATGATATGAACATTGCTAATGATAGAATCAATGAGTATATCAGTAATGTGAATAAAGTATCTGGCAGATCAGAGAATAAAGCTGTAGTTCCATACTGTGCTTTTGTTTTAAAGAGGAAAAGTCTTAGTAAAACCAAATTCTATGGAAGCTCCTTAGAATCCAAAAAGAACACAGAAGAAGGAGTCTTATCTAGGTTCTGGTCAAAAGCTTTGTACAAACAAAAGAGTCCTGATTACATCAGATATGAGGATGCTGAAGAATTGGTTGAGGAATTGAAAAGTGAAAAAGAACAAAGAAAAGAGAGAATAAAAACAGGAATAAAAGATGATAGATGTAGGGTGACTATCAGAATGTCTTCAGCAGATTCTATTGCTATGTCTGATTATGGAGTGGGAGCTAAGAAATTTGCTAACACTGCAGAGAAAAGAATATCAGATGATTATAACAGAAAGTCATTTTCTTGGAACACAGATACATCAGATATAGATGATTTTATCAACTCATATGATCATTCAATGGAAGAATTACCTTCTACAGACTTAACAGATAGGCTCATTCCATTTGTTGAGTACATGGAAGACATGAAATATGAAACCTCTGATGCAATTGAAAGAAGGCTATTATCAAGATTAGGACAAACATGCTTAACATTATCTTCAATATTCTCTGAAGTCAATTTGAACTCAAGGAAAAGTTTCTCCAAAGATGAATGGGTTATTCTTGATTCAGCAGTTCTTCCTTGTAAGATAGCTATCAAAAACACAAAAACAGGAAATCATATATTTTATTCTGTGCTATTTCATGAAGATGATCTTGAACATTCATATGATAGACCATTTAGATCTCTAAGAAGACTCGAATCCGGTTATATGTCTACACCTATTTGTAGCTTAACAGTTCATGACTTGTCCATTTGGCTCTCTCTTCCATCGCTTTTCTTAACCAACGATGCTATATGGAGAGACATTTTTGAAGAGACCCACAATGATAACTCACATGCAAAGGTGGAAATCATGACAACTGTTCTTTTAATGATGGAGAATAAAGAGACAACATCATCACCAACTTTTAATTCTAGGTATATGTATATGGAAATGTTAAAACCAGAAGAATGGACATGTGACCCTTTCAAAGTCTTGACAAAGTATCCAATTTTGATAAGAAGCAGATTACTACTATGGCTTGTTAAGAGATTAATATCTAATTTCTTGCAAATGTTGAAGAATAGAAGTCCAATAAGGTTTAAAATTAATGAGAACGATGGAATACAAGAAGAAGTTGGAGAGATTCCTTTCATCACTTCATATCTATCTGGTAACCCTGTCAGGAATATTTCTGTGGCACTGAATATTTCATATATTGGAATGTATCACAATGTTGATAAAGGAGAGAAATTACATGGATTTCTTAAAATATTTTCAAAAATTATTTCAGAAGAACTAAAGATGAGAGATGCAGATATAAATAAGATGAAAAACTTTGATCATTCCTATGTTGGTAAACCTTGCGAACTAAAAAGTCATGAATATTGTCTCAATCATGTTAGAAATATTGGAATCACATTGAGAAACCATTGGAAAAAGAAAGGATTTTCTAGTTCTGATTTAAAATTAATAGTTTTAAATGCTTTATCTGATGTGTCTTTTGAAGAGTTATCAACGATGAAAGCCTCAGCCAACGATGAGAATTTTAGGAACAGTGACAATCCAAGCTGGAAAGATTATGTGCAGAAGTCTAGAAATAAAGCACTTGACGAAGTAATCTCACTTATAGGAGATATGAAAGATCCTGATGTTTGTGTTTTTGCCAATCTAAATAAGCTTTTTGATATTTTGTCAAGAAGAGGAGGCATAGTGGCAAACTTATTTAAGAAAAATCAACCAACTGGAGTTCGCGAGATTTTTGTTTTAACAATGATATCAAGAGTGACAATTAAGTTTTTAGAGACAGTGTCAAGATCACTTTGTAACATAACAGATAATGAGTATTTGACAAAAGGCAAAGACAAAGTTTCATCAACACCAGAGCATTATAAAAAGGTGAGAAGAACAAAAACATCTGAAGATTATACAATGACTGTTAGTGACTCTGCTGATGCAACCACATGGTGTCAAAGATATGTTATGCCCCCCTTTCATGTGATGTTCATGGAAATCTTTAGAGAGTGGCCTGAGATGGTTAAAACACTAAGTTCAATACTAAATCTAGTGACGATGAAGAGATTGGAGTTGCCTAAAGAATTATTGGATCTTTTTATGCTGAACCCATCAACCAGATCATATGATAAAAACACAAATGTGCTTAAAGATCAATTCCTAGGGATGTCAGACAAGAATGATATAGTTGAAGCTGACAAAATGCTTATGTACAATAGATCCAATTTTATGCAGGGTATAATGCATTTCACTTCTAGCTTGATGCATGCTGGGCATATGCTGTGGATATCAAACACTATAAAGAAGATATTTGAGATTAAACTTATTAGAGCTAACTCCATAAATGCTAAAATAATAACTTCCACAAAAGTTTCATCAGATGACTCATCTAGAATGACAACTATAATCTCAAATGATGATTCTGAAAAATCTAAAGCTTATATAAAAGGTTTTCTTCTCTGGTCAAGTTGTTTTTCAGAATCATCATATCCATTGTTCACAGCTAAACAATCAAAAGAGAAATCTTCTATAGGAATAATGTGTATGATAGAAGAGTTTAATTCTATGTGGACAGTAGCAAACACTGTGGTAACTCCAAAAATTAAATGGGCATATTCATCACAAATTCTTAAGGTGACAAGTTCAACAACAGAAAGACAAAACACTGACCATGGTGTGTTAAATGATTTAGTTGAAAATGGTGCTAGAAGAACTACTGTTCAATTTGCAGAATTTGGCTGTTTAATAAACCATTACTCAACTGTTGGATTGTATACTTTGGAGACTAATTTTTATGACAAGCTTGTGGAAAATATGCTAGAAACAAAGTCTAATATAACATGGTTTTACTATCTATCACACTCAAAAATAGGCACATCTTTAGGCTTCCAATTCACTAAATGGGTGAATCTCAAGAAGAGTGCTAAAGCTAGGAAAGTTGAACATTTATCGAGAAGTAAGATGATAGGTGAACCAGGAGAGGAAGGCTCTTTTGACTTACACACAACATTGCCAGTTGGTTTTGCTAGACAGTATTTCTCATTCTTAGAAAAATTAAAAATACCATTAAGAAACGAGATTGATGATTTGATAACAGGAGAAGAACATATAATGTTTTCTAAATCAGACAACATTAGAGAAACCATAGCTAGCATCAAGCTGAAAACACTATCACCTTCATTAATGAAAGCTTTCTCATTTGCCAGTGCATCTAAGCAACATACAGTCTCATCTTACATTTGTACAATGCCATGCATAACCATTAGAAGTAATGAGACAGTTTTCAAGGCAAGTCTTCCTGCAATATTGAAAGAGACTATCAGACTAATGGATGATGAGATCACTTTAGATGAGTCTATATTTCCTCAGATTGAGCTATATGAGTCAATAAATGATGCAGTTTCAAAACTTAGAATTCTCTCATCAGGTCCACAGAGAAACAGGAAATTTTATCACAAGATAACAATACCTAATCTATTTAGAGTCTCAAGAGTTTCTTTAATTGATGTTATTAACAAAATTTGGTTCAAGAAGTCTGTGAGATCTCCAACTTTTTCTGTCAATCTTGCTTTTAGAAAGTACAAAGAGATATTTCCCTGGTTAGAAGAAAGTTTTGATGATTCATTCAAAAACTTTAACAAGACTATTGCAAAATGTGACAAGCTAACCTTCTCAGATTTCATAAGGAACTATGACACAAAATCTAGAACCACAGTTTTCCAAAACTCTGGCACACCAAAAATAGGCTTTGAAGAGAACTTACTTGAATGTATCAGAGTTAATTATGGACCAAAAACTAATGGATATTATATTAGAAGTGATGATGATTACTTAAAAAGACATACAATACACAATTTGATGAATGAGATTGAATCAAAGCTTTTAAGGATATTAACTGGCCCATCTAGAAACAAACTCAGAGAGATAACAAGTCTTTTAGACAATGATAGACTTGATTCAAGTGTGAGAGCTTCTGATGTACTTGGACTATCATCCAGACATTTATCATTAGCTTTAATAATGTGTCTAAGAGAATTCACTGGAAAGGGATATCTTAAAGATAATGATAGAGATAGATGCATTGAAATATACAGACTAATGAGAGAAGGATTAATTGCAAAATATGTCCAAAGTCAAAAGAAAATTGATGGCAAATTTGTTGGTGTTGGTAAACTTAGAGCTGATATTGGCAATCTTAGGATAATGTTATCAATCGAGAATAATAAGGTAACCATGTTAACCACAAACAGCATCATTGAATTAAACAAGAATATGTCTCAAGTTTCTAAGTTTATGAAAGAGCAGAATCTTAAACTTGATGGGTTGAGGTTGCCTGTTGAGCATTCTGTAACAGAGAAGGGAAATAGATTTATTTTAGAATCAAATGTCCCTGGAGTGCCTGTGTATAGAGAAGTTTTGGATGAAATAACTGTTGAAAATGTAAAATTTGATCTTAGCATAAACAAAGCCTTAGGTTTAAGTCTCAAATTCAAGATTGATGGTACTGAAGGAGAAACTGTATCATTTTATCCAAGATTCATACATGTCACAGACAGAATGATGAATGATAGCAAAGCTTGTGAATCCTGGTATGAATCAACAACATTATCAGATTACAGGGATATCAAAAATCTGTTGTTCAATTCACAATCTGATCCAAGCCTAAAATCATGGGTTATTACAACAATGAGAGCCAGAATGGTTGAACTCAATATGCTTAAATCTGGCTTTCCTAGGATAGAATTTGATGCTGAGTCAACAGAGAGTGTAGTGTCAAGTATGAATTTAGATATAATTGACCCAGTTTCGGGGAACTTTTCTTCTCAGTATGATATCGATTTCCCAGAATTAGATGATGAGAATGATATTGTACCTGTAGACATAGATAGATTTGGCTTATTCGACACAGACATTGATGCATTGTTAGAAGATCCAAAATCATTCTCTGTGTCCAGAGTAATGTTTTTAAGGAAGCAATCATTCTGGGATGCTTTTCTAAATGAAGCAAGAACCATGATTAGAAATGGAAACATTAAAAATGCTGGATTAATGACGAAGGACATATTAATGTGTTGTGGTATGAAGACTGAGGTGGAGACCACTATATCTGATTTCATGAGTTTTTAGAAGAATAACTTGACTAACATAGTTATACTATTAGAGAAAAAAACAGTTATTAGTGCAAATTTGAATAAATAATAGCATGAATTGATTGTGGT